GACTTCTTTAACTGCCCAACAGGAGACTAAAATTGCCTTTTAAATCTAAGCAGCAAGCCAAACTAATGTTCGCCGCAGCCGCGTCCCCAAAGGTCGCCAAGGCTACGGGTGTCCCCCAGAAGGTAGCCAAGAAGATGGTCAAGGAAGGGCAGCCTAGCCTCAAGAAACTCCCCAACAAGGTGAAGAAATGAAGAAAGAAGTCTACGAGAAGGCCAGACCCAAGGCTCTGGGCAAACCCAAGGCACTCAGCCCCAACCAGAAGGCGGCAGCCAAACGGTTTGCTAAGTCTACGGGGACAAAGTACCCTAGCCTCCTGGCTAATATGCGCGGGGCGCAAGCCAAGAAATGAACCTCAAGGACGCGACAAAGCGGTTTTTAGCCTATGACAGAGCAACTACGAAAAAGATGGCCGAACATAATCGGTCTGGTGGAGATGTTCGCGCACCTGTTCGGTCAGCGTCGGAAGGAAACCAGTACGACAGAGGCAAGTTCCTCTCCCGTAAGGCCGGACAAGCCCTCACAGCCAACCACCCACTTAAAGACGAAAAAGGTCGCCCAACCCCAGCCGCCATGCAATTCAAGCGGTGGGGAAGCGCAATCCCCCAAAACGAAGCAGACCTCCGCAAACTCAAGGCGACGGGGGAAAGACTCAAAGCCCGCCACAAGCCGAAAAAGTAAATGAAGAAATGCGCCGTCTTTGTGATGGTGAAGGACGAGGGGTATTTCCTACCAAAATGGTTGGGATATTACAAACAGTTCTTCAAGCCAGAAGATATTTATGTGCTTGACCATCAGTCCTCGGACGGGTCAACGCAGGGGTTGGATGTCAACGTCATCCCCGTAGAAAACGAGGTCGCCGTAGACCACAACTGGATTGTGCAGACCATCAAAAACCAGCAACAGGAACTACTAAAATCTTACAAAAGTGTCCTGTTTGCCGAGTCTGACGAGATTGTTTACCCCTTGTACCAGCCGCTAGACCAGTACATAGATTGGTTTAACGACGCAGAATACGACTACGTCACCTGCATCGGGCACGAAATGATGCAGAACCGAGACACCGAACCGGCACTTTCGGACGAAGAAGAAATCCTGCCCAAGCGCAACCATTGGTTTAGACACCCCCTGTACGACAAGACGCTACTCTCCAAAGTCCCGCTAAACTGGGCGTGGGGGTTCCACAGTCAAGAGAAGCAAAACGTGTTCAAGCGCGGGCTGCATTTGTTGCACCTGCACAGGCACGACTTTGAGATGATGCTGCGCCGCCACGAAATGCGGGTGGCAAAGTGGAAGATAAAAGACGACGGCAACGCTAGTTACCAGTTCAAACTCTCTAGCCGAGAGGAAGTAGAGAAATACTTTTACGAACAATGTAAGTCCCCACAAACCATCCCTCCGGAACACAAAGCCGCCATCCGTGGAATATGACTATGTGATTGTTGGCTCCGGATTCTTTGGGGCAATCTGCGCTTACGAGTTAAAAAAGCGCGGCAAGCGTGTGGTCGTTGTGGAAAAGAGACGCCACATAGGCGGGAACGTCTACACCGAGAACCGGGACGGGATTCAAGTTCACGTTTACGGCCCCCATGTATTTCACACCTCGGACAAAGAGGTATGGGATTGGGTAAACCAGTTCGTAACCTTTAACAACTACCGCGTTCAGACGGTGGCGATGGTGGGCGGCAAGGCATTTTCCCTGCCGTTCTCCATGTGGACATTCTCAAAGCTATGGGGAATACAAAGGCACAAGAGAGTGGGATTTTGTTAGGTGGTAGACTTGCCGAATACAAGTATTACGATATGCACCAGGTCATCCGTTCCGCACTAGACTTTGTGAGACGACTCTGAAACTAAACCTTGGCTCGGGCAAAGATTGGCGCAAGGACTGCATAAACGCAGACATCCAGCCGGAGAAGAAACCCGATTGGTTGCTAGACATTACACAAGTCCCATGGGGCGAGGTGATAGACACCCGCTTGGGACGGTTCGCGGTAGAGAAGGGAATGTTTACCGAGATTATCGCCAACGATGTCTTGGAACACATCCCAGACCTAGTATCCGCGATGACTAACTGCCGAGACTTACTCAAGCGCGGCGGTGAGATGCACATTCACGTTCCCTACGACCTAAGTCTAGGCGCGTGGCAAGACCCGACTCATGTAAGAGCGTTCAACGAAAACTCATTCTTATATTACACAGATTGGCATTGGTATCTAAACTGGGACGAGAAGTTCACCTGCACGCAGATGGGGTTTGAACTCTCAGACTTGGGACACGAGTTGAGGGAGCAAAAGGTTCCCGTAGGGAACATCATAAGAACCCCTCGTGCCGTAGATGCCCTGCAAGTCATACTCAAGAAGGATTGATATGTTACATACCCTGTGGTTAGACATTAAATTACTCGTCAGCCGTATCCTTGCAAAACTAGGCTTATAATTGTTGTAGAATAGCAACAACCGAACAACCCAAGAGGAATCGGATGCAGGGCGCAAAAACAATAGAATGGCTTGAAACCAAGGGGCTAATCCCTTACGCAAAGAACTCAAGAACCCACAGCGAGGCGCAAGTCGCGCAGATAGCGGGAAGCATCAAGGAGTTCGGGTTCAACAACCCCGTCTTAATAGACGAAGACAACGGAATTATTGCCGGTCACGGCAGGGTCATGGCTGCCCAGAAACTAGGCTTACAGGCCGTCCCGTGTATCAAACTGGCTCACCTATCAGACACTCAGCGCAAAGCCTACGTGATAGCGGATAACCGCCTAGCGTTAAACGCAGGGTGGGACGACCAAATGCTTACGGTAGAGCTGCAAGAACTAGACAGCGAGTCCTTTGACCTGTCCCTACTAGGATTTGAGGCAGACGAGTTAAACGCCCTGTTAAACCCGATAAAGGAAACCGAGGGTCTAACGGATGAGGACGAGGTTCCAGAGGTTCCAGAAGAACCAAAGACCAAGCCTGGGGACATCTACAAACTTGGACGGCACAGGTTGATGTGCGGCGACTCTACCAGCATAGACGCGGTGGAGAAGCTGATGGATGGGAACAAGGTAGACCTGATATTTACAGACCCGCCTTACAACGTGGCATTTAATGGACGTAGCGGTAAGCACGAGGTTATTAAAAACGATAACCTTTCCGAGCAAGAGTTTGAGAATTTCATTACAGAGGTGTGTAACACCATACAGTTAATAGACCCAAAGGCTTACTACATTTGGTGTAACTGGGACTTTTATGGTGCGTTGCAAGGCAAACTTCCTTACAAGGCTTGTATTGTTTGGGCCAAGAATGTGTTTGGAATGGGTCAAGGATATCGCCACCAACATGAATTTTGCTTATTTAACGGCAAAATTGATGAAGTGGTTAAAAATGAATCAGACCTTTGGAGCATTAAAAAGGACACCAAATATGTCCACCCAACGCAAAAGCCGGTTGCTTTATCGGTAAGGGCGTTTGGCAACCACATAAAACTTACAAATGTATTAGATTTATTTGGCGGTTCTGGCTCCACTTTAATAGGGGCAGAACAAACTGGTCGAACCTGTTATGTAATGGAATTAGACCCAAAGTACTGCGATGTAATAGTAAAACGGTGGGAAGATTTCACCGGACAAAAGGCAGAACTTTGTAATTTATCGGAGATATAAAGATGGCAGAAGGAGTGGGCAGACCGGCTCACCAACCGACTGACCAGAATCGGCTTCAGGTCAAGACTCTGGCTGCGGTAGGTATCCGGCACGAAGATATAGCGGTAAAGCTGGGTATAAGCGCAGACACGCTTACAAAGTATTACCGCCAAGAACTAGACGACGGGCGGGTAGACGCTAACGCCCAGATAGGCAAGTCGCTCTACGAACAGGCTAAGAACGGCAACACCACGGCAATGATATTCTGGCTAAAGACCAGGGCGGGGTGGAAAGAGACGCAGGTAAACGAACACACGGGGGCTGATGGGCAGCCGCTAAAGATAAGCGTCGTCACGGGAATATGACCGAGGTAGTAGTTGAAACCGGATACAAGCCAAGGGCAGAGCAAAGACAGATTCACGATGCCGTGGAGAGTCACCGCTTTGTTGTGGTCGTGGCTCACCGCCGGATGGGAAAGACGGTTGCAGCTTTAAACCAGCTCATCCACGCCTCCTTGCAATGCGACAAGCAAGACCCAAGATTTGCCTACATTGCTCCGACTTACGGACAGGCCAAGCGGGTTGCGTGGGACTATCTGGTAAACTTTACTAGGCCACTTAATGCTTCTGCGAACATTTCGGAATTACGGGTTGACTTTTACGGAAGGCGAATCAGCCTCTACGGAAGTGACCACGCAGATTCACTCCGTGGACAATTCTTTGACGGGGTGATATTAGATGAAATTGGCGACCAGAACCCGAAGATTTGGAACGAGATTATTCGTCCTGCTCTCGCAGACCGTATGGGTTGGGCGCTATTTCTAGGAACGCCAAAGGGTGCAAACCACTTTAAAGATTTTAGAGACCGAGCAGAGAAAGAGCCAGAGTGGAAGCTCTTGGAGTTCAGGGCTTCGCAGACGAACATACTTGCAAAAGAGGAACTGCTCGCTGCTAAGAAAGAAATGGGCGATGATAAGTATGCCCAAGAGTTCGAGTGTTCCTTTGACAGTCCGGTTGAGGGCGCGTATTACGCTGCTACGCTTAACGGCTTGCCACAGGATAGATTCAAGGAATTTGCGCGGGATGATTTATGCAAGACTTATACCGCATGGGACTTGGGCGTTGGTGATTCAACGGCTATCTGGGTCTGCCAGATTGCGGGGCAAGAGCGTAGGCTACTTGATTTCGTGGAGAACCACGGAGTCGGACTAGATTGGTATGTCAACTGGATACGCAACAATGAATACACAAGTGCCGAGCATATTCTTCCCCATGATGTCGAGGTACGCGAGTTGGGGACAGGAAAGAGCCGAAAAGAAGTCCTGCAAGAACTCGGACTCAACATTACCGTCTGCCCCCGAATGTCAGTCGACGATGGGATACAAGCCGTTAGAAGGTTTCTACCTAATTGCTACTTCCATCCACGAGTTAAACAAGGCACAGATGCACTACGCAACTACCGCCGAGAGTACGATGAGAAGCGCAATGTTTTCTACGACAAGCCCCTGCATGATTGGTCAAGCCACGCTTCGGATGCCTTTAGGTATCTCGCTGTGGGCTTAAATACGACCTCGACTTGGGCTAAACCGCTTAACGTGAACACGAAATGGATTGTCTAAATGCAAGAATTTGACCTACAAGCCATCATAGAGAACGAGATAGACAACGCTCTCGGCTATATCAATACCGAGACCGTAGAGGAACGCCGCGACTCGCTCATGGCGTACAACCGCGAACCCTACGGCAACGAGGTAGAGGGACGCTCCACCATCGTTACAGGCGAGGTAGCAGAGGCCGTAGATGGTGCATTGCCACAACTCCTGCGTGTATTTACACAGTCTGACGACGTTGTACGGTTCGAGCCAAAGGCTCCCGGCGACGAGGAAAAGGCAAAGCAAGCCACCGAGTACTGCAACTGGGTGCTGATGAACGACAACCCAGGCTTTGAGGTATTCCAGACTTGGTTCAAGGATGCGCTCTTGCAAAAGAACGGCGTAATCAAGGTCTGGTGGAACGACGAGACCTCGGTTGACAAGGAGAAGTATCAGAACCTCTCCGAGGAAGAACTGACCATGTTGCTCTCCGACGGGCAGATGGAAGTTGTCAGGCAAAAGCAGACACAGATTGGGGAAGTACCCATGCCTGTTGACCCGATGGCGGTTCAGCAAGCGATGGCTCAAGGTCTCCCCCCGCCGGCTCCCATGATGCAGCCCGTGTTCGCCTACGACGTAACGGTCAAGAAGATAGACAAGAAGGGTTCGGTCAAGGTAGAGAACGTACCGCCCGAGGAGTTCCTAATCTCCAAGAAGGCCCGCCGGATTGCGGATGCCCCGTTTGTGGCTCACCGTAGGCTCACGACCCGTTCTGAGTTAATCAGCATGGGATTTAAGGCTGACGAGATTGACGCTCTGCCCGCCTACGACGACCTGACGTTCACCCCTGAGAGGGTTGCAAGGTTCCCAAACGGCGAGCAGCCAGACGACCCTAGCCTCGATACCAGCATGGACGAGATTGAGACGTTCGAGTGCTACATCAGGACAGACTACGACGAAGACGGCATTGCCGAACTCCGAAGGGTGTTCTACGCCGGCAGCACAATCCTAGAGAACGAGGAAGCAGACTTCATCCCGTTCTGCTCTATCTGCCCAATCCCCATGCCCCACAAGTTCTTCGGGCACAGCCTTGCAGACAGGGTTGTGGACATCCAGAAGATTAAAACCACGATTACCCGTCAGATGTTGGACAACCTGTATCTCTCTAACAACGCCCGGATGGCGGTGGTAGATGGTCAGGTAAACCTAGACGATATGCTCACGGTCACACCTGGCGGCATAGTTCGGGTCAAGAACAACGCAGCGATAACCCCCCTTACCGTCCCCTTGGTCGCGGGTCAAGCCTTCCCAATGCTTGCGTACATGGACGAGATTCAGCAAAAGCGCACAGGCGTTACACAGGCTTCTCAGGGCTTAGACCCCAACATCCTGCAAAACACTACCGCTACCGCCGTGGCTATGGTTCAGAACGCAGGTGCAGCAAAGGTAGAGTTAATTGCTCGGATATTTGCCGAAACAGGGGTAAAAGACCTGTTCAAGCACATCCTGCACTTGGTCTGCAAGTATCAGGACAAGCAAAGAATCGTGCGGATGCGTGGCAAGTTCGTGGCTATCGACCCCCGCGAGTGGAGCAACGAGTACGACCTGACGGTAAACGTGGGTCTGGGAACAGGAAACAGAGAGCAACAGATGGCGATGGTAGCCGCAATCCTGCAAAAGCAAGAGCAGATTATTGCCCAGATGGGTATGGCTAACCCGCTTGTTTCCCCAAGCCAGTACCGCAATACCTTGGGTCGCTTCATCGAGTCTGCAGGGTTCAAGGACACCAACGAGTTCTTCCGCGAGATTACGCCTGAGATGGAGCAGCAGATGCTCCAGCCACAGCAACCCCAGCCTGACCCCGCTACCGCAGCCCTGATGCAACAGGCGCAAGCCCAGATGCAGATTACTCAGGCAAAGGCGCAAGCAGACATTCAGTTGAACCAAGCCAAGGCACAGGCAGACATCCAGTTGCAGCGCGAGAAAGCAGCCGCAGACATTCAGTTGGAGCGCGAGAAGGCCGCCGCACAGTTGCAACTCAAGACGGCAGAGTTCCAAGCCGAGGCACAGATTAAAGCCGCCAAGATTGGGGCACAGATTACAAGCAACGTGGAGATACCTGGTTGAACGAAACAGAACGGGCAATAGCCCTCCTG